CTCTTCCTGGCCTGCTGGCATTGTTACGGTGAGGTCTGCGATCAAGTCGCGCGCCTTTACCATAAGTTGGGCTACCTGGGGCGGTAATTGCTGTACCTGCAATCCGACGTTGTTCATTCGCTCTGTCACCATTTCGTGCGACAGGGCGAGATTCGTTAAGTGCGTGATTATTCCTTGCGCCATTCGGTTGACGTGTTTGTCGTAAGCCACCGCTGCGTCCTTTTGGTTGCGGTTCCAACCGACGTGCTTCGCGTGTAACGCGTTGCTCCATCGGCTGTCGCAATCCCGAATCGGGTTGGGCAGCGGCTGGCAAGTTGGACAAGTTGTTGTCGTCATTTGCTTCGGTGGGCGTGGTTATAGCAGTGTTGATTGAATGAAGGTCCGTACACACTAAGTCACCGGCAACTTCCGCCACGTGTTTATGCTCGTACACCGTGTCAAAAATTACCGGGAAATCGTCAAGACCATTTACTGCAGCTATGGCAGAATCCTTGACTAAAAGATCCGCCACGTCTATTCCAATCACTTTGGCCACCGCATCTCTGATGAGGCTCTTATCGCGTTGTGGCCATGCATTGCTGCACTTAAACTTCTCCTCGCCGGTGGCGTTGCGAAACTTCATGCCTGTGATACTTATGACTCGCGAGGCCCACGTACCGATTATAGGAGTTAATAAATCAGTGGTAACGTAGCCGTACGCTTTATTCGTGGCGGCCTGCGCTGGACTAACGGATTTGTTAGAGCTGGCATGCAGCTTTCCGATTGTCCGCATAGGGTCAGCGAAAGAGTCATATGTCGTTGTTGGATCGACAAAGTAACGCCCGAGGAATTGGATGGGATCTCCTCGGGGGCGTAAGTTGGACTTGTAGATCATCCCCAAGTCCTTTGCAACCGCCTCTACGGCGTGTCGGAATTCTCCACGGCGGTTCGCGTTGACACTGTCGTCGCCAAAGATGGCTCCGATGTTGTCAAACGCTGCGCTTGGTTCATCCCCTAATCTGCGATTCGCGCAGTAGACATTAAAACCATTATCAAGCGTTCCAGCTTGAGATGTTATGCTAGACCCACTGCGGATGGAATACTCAGGTGCGTAAGAAAAGCCAGTAGATGTAACTGCTTTATTCTTATAAATTTCTTTGTGCACGCGCACAAAGCCAGCGCGGTGTGGCTCGGCAAAGTACCGAGCGTAAACCGGCCGGAGGATATACTTGTCGTAATCCTCGCTCTG